CTATTTTTTGTTTACATCAGTGTAAAATTTATACATCATATATCCCGCTGAAACCACTGCAACTATCAATCCGAAAGTGTACGCAAGGGTTTTTCTGATAACGCCCCCAGCTACTAAGATGTCATACATTTCATCAACTTTTTCCTTTGTTCCCTTATCTTTTGCGTCATCTGGATTCCCGAACATCGCCAAAGTTAGGCGATTAAGGCTTTCGCCTTGGGTAGCTAGATTTTTCCCTTGTTGGACATTGAGCCGTCTGATTTCCTCATGTTGAGCGAAATCGTTGCATTCGTGAAGTTCAATAAGTGTTTTCCTGGACATCGTGGTGGTTTGTTTTAATATTTACGTTTTGCGAATCCAGCAAGCGGCATAATATGGAGGCATGTTGTTGTGTGAAGCTCCTCCTCCTGTTTTACTCGTTGTGTGACCCGTCGTAGCTGTCCCCTCCCCATTTTCTCCATAATTACTCGAACCGTTCACATTACTAGCTGTCAAATAAGGATGATCATGCGATGGAATCTCCGCAATGGTGAGTATATGATTTATTTCTCCTCCTGTCGCTCCGACTGCGTACAGATTACCAGCTCCAAGGATGAATTTGTCTTTAAAATCAGCATCGAGCACCCACCCCGGGGGGATAGACGCAACTGACCCCTTCCATCCGAGGAACATAGCCCCGTCCCCATTTGCAACGCAAACCGTCTCGTTGATGTACGAAACGATGTCGGAGAAATTTTGATTCACCTGTCCTGATTCTATAATTGTTGTCGGTGAGAATGAATATGCGATTGAGAGTGACATCTATTCTTCAATATCCCGTTCCCGCAAACCTAATTTCACGAGAGAGATATTTGCATAATAATTAACTTGCTGCTTTTTTTGTTCTTCCAGCTCTTTGACTTTGCGCGCGAACGCCTCATCGATTCCTTTCTTCCAGAATTCGCGGTGAGCTTCTACGACTTGGGATGCCTTGTCTTCGGTGAGATCCTTTTTGCATTCATCGCAAATTGCGACCTTCATTTTTGTTCCATCAGAAAGACGGACCCAGAAGGTGGCATACCCATTGAGAAACTTAGGCTCCTGACGGTTTCCGATCTGTTCCAGTGTGATGATTTCCTTTTCACAAAATGGACATTTGCCGAGTTCGATTTTAGGTAGTCGGGGCTGCTGGGTTCGCATTCGTTTGTAATCGATCCAGGTTGCGCTTGATGTCTTCCACGCGGTGGGAAATGTTCGGCAACTTAGACGATATTTCGAGGGTTACTTTATTAGGCTCGTATGAAACCTTCATGATTTGCTGCACGGTAGAAGACACCTGGGTGATATCATAATCCCACTTGTCAACTCCCCACATAGCAACATCCCAGAGGTTTACAATCTTGTTGTCATAACCAATAATCTTGCATGTATCTCCCGGTTTGATCGATTCAATGTCATACCCCTTGTCATCGCCTCCTCCATTGTCTCGTATCACAAGCGTCGTCCTAGTTTCAGGGGCATCTCCCCTGTCAAGGATCGCACCGGCGATAATGTCAGCCGTGGATTCATCAGTCACACGGGAATCCGTATATTTTTGAACAAACAAGCCGTTTTCTGAGATAGAACTCGCACGTTCATACTTCTTGTATAATACTGTCCCAGACACGTCTCCTCCGGTAAAATATATCCTATTGGACATATTCTCGACTGATTTTTCAGCGACGATGGAGATAACGTCTTTCCCCAGAGTGAAAGTATGTTGCGCGGTTGCGTCCTTACCTTTGAAATTGACGATATTGTCCGAGTCTAAGAAGTAGTACCATCCGTTCGGTGCAAGCTCTATGACCTTATCGAGAGCCTCCTTGACAGTGTAAGTATTCATTTCGTAGCTGACGACCGTTCCCGTATCTTGGACGCTCGATCCGGAATAATCGACTGATCCTCCTGACGCGGTATGTTTGTCAAGAATGTCTTTCAGAATGTCGGCAGGATCGTATGAATTGTAGGTGAGCGTCGTATTTCCCGACCCGTCTTCAAGCATGAATCGCTCAAGTTCCGATACGAACCCTAGACAAGTAACGGTTATGTATTCTTTCCCTTTGTCAAGCGTCGGCGCATATTTCGATATATACCCGGAATAGATGGTTGTTCCTTGTGGAGAATCATCATCAAAACAGATAACTTTGATCCGGTTGTTTAATTTTATGATGGTTCCTTCTTCATACTGGAAAATAGACCTTGGAAGCTTGAACGTAAGATCGCCAAGCCCAGAGTTGATATATGAAGTGAATCGTGGAATATCCGAAACATCTGCAATTATCGACAGAAATACTCCACCAGAATCGTATGCTTTGAATAGATATCTTTTCATAGGTATCGTGGCGTATAAGTGATCGATAAGTCATATTGTGCGGCTGTAGCAGCAATATCAAAAGTGACAGAGTTATCTCCTGGAATGAAAGACGGGATAGGCCCATAGAAGTCTATTTGCTGACCATTTTTGGTAACTTTGCATGCCTCTGTGTTGATTACTATAACGTCATCGCTTGAAATATCAGTTTCTATCTCAATGGTATCGCCTGTGGTGTGGTTGGTAATAGTGACCCCAGTTGCGTCAGTGGCTGAATCAAAAGACAGTGTTATATGCGGCTGTGGCTTATAGCTACCAGAAAAAGGATACAGATCAGTATAGCTTAGTTCAAAGTTGTCTTCCGACGTGATTTCATCAACAACTGTCCCATAACCGAAAGGTTGGCAAATAAACTCAGCGGTGTAGGGGAGATGAGTAATATTGTAGTGATCTTCCGGCGCTTCAAACCTTGTGAGTGTCGCCTTATATCTACGGGCAACTGCACCATTGTCAACATCAAGATTCTTATTTATCCCCGAAAGATTCTTTTTCAATTCATCTAGCAATGCACCCATGTGGTTTGTGCTAATGGCGTCCAGTGTCCCTCTTATTACAATAGTTCGGCTTCTCCAATATCCGGAAACTACAGTAAAACCGTCCTGAAAAGAAAGCGACTCGTAATTTATTTCCCGCGCAGGCGCATCAGATTTGTTGATTTGGTTAATGAGTAGGTAGGAGTTTTCTAGCGAGTAAGAGTTGAATGTGATCATCCGATTCCATAGCGCGACAGCTCAAGCTCTCTTCCGATCGCTTGCTTTATCGTGCTGATTAGTTGGTCTTTGTCCGATATGTCTCCGTTGAAGGTAAAGTTGAAAGTGGTTCCTCCCATTGCGCTATTCGGGATGATTGTTCCTGATCCGTTTGGTACGAAGAGTTCAGGTCCGCGCTCACCGACGACATAGGGGCTACCGGAAGAAACGGGACCGCCGGTTGCTCTTCCCGGAATATTGATGTCTATCCCCATCAACTTACTCGCATCTTTAACTACTGTAGATTTTAAGAACTTTTTCAATTCGTCCTTAATTTCATCAAGATGCTTTTCGAGTTCTTTTTTTCTTTTCTTATATTGCTTCTTGAGGTCTTCGAGGTCTTCTTCATATTGTTTCGCAAGCTCTTTCTTTTTTTCATTATAGTCAAACTTGAGTTGCTCTATCTCATCCATGGCGTTGTATTTTCTCAACGCCTTTAAATCTTTCGCATACGCCTGATAATCTTCCTTATGATTAGCAAGAAAATCTTCGATGGTTTTGATTTGTGTACCAAGTTCTGTTTTTCTCTCGCCGCTCTCCTCGGCCATCAAATCTTGCTTGAGTTTAGCAAGTTCCTCTTCTTTGCTATATAAAACACCCGCTATATTTTCACCGAGCACTGTTTTCTGTTGTTTCAAGGATTCCTTGTAATCTTCTTTTAATTCTTTTTGGCTGTCTTTGTATTCATTCTTTAAATCCTTCAGCTTGTCTTTCACGTCTTTTATTTTTTTGGCAAAAGAATCCATCTTGTCAGATATTTTTTTGCTGTCTTCTGAAATATCGTTCGCAAGATCGTTGCTCGCGTTACTTAGCTCTCCCATGCTTTCTGAGCTGCTGGAAGAGGCAATGTCTACCGATTTGCTGGCAGAAGTCCACGCGCTTCCTATGTCGTTTAAATCTCCCGATATTCCTTCTCCCAGGACCTCAATGCCCGCCTTTATGTTTTCCACAGACACCGAAAAATCGCCTTGAAGCCAGGATTTTATAGTTTCTATTGCATCCCGTACCCCGCTTACTGCCATCACTATAGGAGCGGTAAGTATTCTTGCAATGATAGAAACCGCATTATACAAAGTTCTCCCTAAAGCAGAGAACGAGTTAATAATCGCAGACCCCCAAGTCACGATGGTTCGGTAATTCCCATCTAATGAATCATTGAGACCAAAAACTCCTTTCCTGACAGTGTCGAAAAAACTTCCCTCTATAACATCACCGGTGTCTGAAACACCGACAACCGCGTTTCCAAGACGGAAGAAATTATCCTTAAGGTTCGACAATTGTCCCCCAAGAGTTTGACTCTGTTTTTCCATCAGGTTGAAGAATTTTCCTCCGTCTTCTGACATGGCGAAGATTGCCTTTTTCACTTCAGCGAAAGAAGGAGCTGCTCCGCCCTCCATATCTTTCTTGATTTGCGCTGCCGACTTCCCACTTTGTTTCGCAAGCATATCAAGAAGAGGCACACCAGCTTCGGTGAATTGACGTAATTCCATCCCGGTAAGTTTCGTCGCCGTTCTCACCTGTCCAAAGGCAAGAATAAGTTGCGGCATTTTGTCGGCACCTACGCCAGCGGCGATATTACCCAGCGCATTCATTGTGGGAATTATTTCACCAGCGGCAGTACCATAGGCTAGAAGCTTTTTTGTTCCTTCAACCAATTGCGGGAGGTCAAAAGGTGTTTTTCTGGCAAATTCAGAAAGCTTGCTCAACAAAAGTGATGCCTGTTCCGCGCTTCCAAGCATGGTCTCGAAAGCGATTCGGTTTTGCTCCATTGATGAAGCGTTGGCGATTATTGTTTTCGTAAAGGATGCTACTGCTCCAACAGCAAGAGCATTATATATAGAACCTAACGACAATGAAGCCGCTGAGTTTTTTTTCAGCGTGCTTGTATGACTATCAGTTGTTGATTTCAATTTTGATGTTTGACTTTCAAGCGCCTTAAGTTTGGCAGAAGCGTTGTCCTGTGCATCAATTTGAAATGTTACTCGTTTGTTTGATGACATTTTCGGTTTTCATTATTGCTAGGTAGTCGTAGAAATCCTCAATAGGGAGCTTTTGAATTTCTACCGGAGAGCAATTGAAGTTCTTTGCGAGGAGGTAGATGAGGATTGTTAGAGGCGGCCGCGCCCGTCCCTTGAGAAAGTTGACTAGTTCGTCTTCGCGGTAGGAGCTTTTTTTTGCAGGTATGGGTTGATTTTCTCAAACAGATGAGTCAGATCTTTAATAGGAAGCTGCTTTATATTTTCAATTGTGATAGGAAGTTCTTTCCCTTCCTCATCTTCAAAATTCCATTTGACAAGAAGCTTTTCAATAATCGACGTTGAATGGTCAAACCCCTCATGCTTTTCTGTTTCTGCCAAGTCTCCCACAGAAATGTTTGTTTTAAGCATAAGTTCACTGTCCTTGTATGATGGTAACGTGACTATAATTGTTGAGAATCCTTGGGATATCTTTGGCATAGTGTTGACGGATTTTGAATGTATGCTATATTCAAAATGTAATTAGTATAATTTAATTGTATGAAAATCGAATGTCCGAACTGTCACTTCACAGGTGAAAGCAAACGATTTACGAGAGGCAGTTTCTTAGCAGAGCTGTTTCTGTGGGTTATCTTCTTCCCGGTTGGTATCATCTATTCGCTGTGGAGGTTGTCGAGCAAGAAAGACGTTTGCCCGCAGTGCCGTTACGACTATGTAATCCGTAAGTAGGGAGGGTCACCCCTCCCCTTTTTTCTTATGCGGAGAGATTTGTATACGTCTCGGTCGTGTTCCTGACAACTGCGCGGATCGATTCGGTCTGTCCGCTATCATAGTGCGCGGTGAAGTCTGCGCTCTGGGTCACGATGTCGTCCAGGGCGTTGCTCGGTTCCCAGTTGGAAATCATGATTTTCGGCAGGGTAATCTTAATGTAATTGCTTGATGCGTCGGTGAACGTCAGGATGAGGGCATTTGCGGTGTTCGCCAGGTATTTGTCGCGATCGGTAGCACCTTCGAACAGAAGGGAATAATTTCCGCTCGTCTCCATCGATTTGTAGGCGAGCTTTTGCGGTGAAGTTGACCCTGACTGATAGATGCGTTCTACGTCACGCTTGATGGTGAGGTCAACTCCCGAAAGAGGCGTCGCGCTTGCTGAGTTTGCTGCGGTAACGTCTGACCCGAATTGCGCCGCCAATTCCTTAAAGGAAAAGTTGGTCACGGTGGAATAACTTTCTGATGCTGCTCCGGTCGCGCTTTCTTTCGATTCAAGATCCATTTTAAGCGTAGCGAACCCATCCGATACCTTCAAATCAACCTGCTTGATTACTCCGTAAGGGAACGTGCGAATGTCCTGCACGCGGTCAATGACGACCGTCGCCGATTTCGCAGTGTTCGTGTTGTTGATGGTAATCGTGTGGTCGTACTTTCCTCCTCCTGCGCTTGCGCTTGCTACCGATCCGAGAATGAGACCGAACGGGATGACCGAAACTGTTTCATCAAGAATCATCTCAACCGAACCTTCTCCATAGGTCTTCATCAGTTTTTGGTTGGATGATTTCTCGACCCGTCCGCGTCCTGATTCGACGTTCTGGTATTCGTACTTATCATTGATGCTTGGACTTCCTTCGAACTGAATCCAATGCGTTGGAGTGACTGCGGTTCCGGGCGTTGCTTCAACCCCGATTCCGACTGCTCCCAGTCTTTGCGTGTGAGACATTTTCTTTTTCTTTAATGGTTACATATGGTGACATGAGGAATATTTGTGCCTCTTCCTCGGTGGCCTCGAATTCTCCGTTGACCACGCGGCCTAGGGACGGGAAATCGAGTTCCCGATCACTAATCAATTTCATATGGATTCGTTACAAATTACGGGGAGGATTATCTTGTAGGCGAGGTAGTGTTTTCCGGCGATCTGGTAATCTTCGATGCGCGCGCACTTGGTTGGCAGGGTATATGCCGCGCTTCCTGACAGGCTGTAATTCGATTGCGCTTCTAGTACTCCGATGACCTGGGAAACAAGGTCGGATGTCACGGTTTGGGTGGTGTCAATTGTTTCCTTGTCGTAGATCACATCGATGGCGAAATTGTAGGTGCGCTTGTTCGATCGGTTGGTGAGAAACTCGTTTTCATGTCCCTCGAAGTATACAGCAAATGCGGGGAGCTTTTCGTCGGTTATTTCTTTCGGTTGTTCGTAGAATGCCTGATTAAAGGCGGTTACATCCTGCGATACAAGGGAGACGATCGCGCTGTGAATTGTATCTATTTTTCCCATTTAGGGTGTCCCCTGCCCTACCGTGTGTCTGTCGTTTTTGAGCTTATTTGCGCGGTGGGGAAGTGGGGAAGTGCTTATTTTGTTATCTCTCTTGCTATGTGGTCGGCAGCTTGGTCAAATATCTTATCGATTGTCGGCTGTGCCCTATCGACCGCGCGCTGCATCCATGGGTTTGCTGGTTGATTTCGTCCTGTCTTGTGTCCCCATGCGACAATTTCATGCCCATCATGGACCGGAACGGCGTATTCTTTCTGCGTGTAAACTTCTGCGGATAGACTGGTAGTCGTAGCTGGGGAAAGCGTATGCGATTGAGCGAGCTGGTGGGTGCGTTTTGGCACTTCTGCCATGGCGAATTTTTGGACTTCTGCGATCGAGCGGTTTGCCGCATCTTTGAAAATCTTCTTAGCGTTCAGGCTCCCCAGGTTGCGGATAACTTCATCCAATCCTTTCGATTGTATTCTGATAGTGGTCATAGTGCTTTGATAGCGCGGATAGATACGTGGTAGCTCTTTCGTGCAACATTCTCAATCTTGTAATCGCTCGTACCGTCTGAAATAGAGTCAGTATCGGGATTGATTTGGAATGCCAGATCATCGGTGCTGATCATAATGACGTATGTCTGTTCGTGGTCTGCGGTTGTTCCTGTATCTGACAACAGCACAGGAATTCCGGTCTGTATTTCCTCGTTCGCTTTCTTGTTCCCGCTGGTGGCCGCGCGACGTTTCAAAGAAACAACGGCATTAGTGTAAGGCAACCTCATACGCGTGATACATTATATCCGGTTAGCCGCTGCGGTCGCTTGTAGGTATCGAGAATCATTCTTACCGATAGGTCTCCATCCATTACCGTATTGAAACTCCGATACGTGATTGTCAAATCTCCTTCTCCGAACGATTGGATATTGTTATCCTTTCCGACTTTGATGATTGAGGCAAGTAGCTTTGTGGCTACCATCTTGATATCATCTGGTGCGGCGGTCGAGTACCCCCATGACCCAGCGACCTCTATATTCTGGATTCCCGGATAAAACGCTCCGCTCTCAAGTACGATTCGATTCTTAGGGGTTTTGTTCGCGTTGCTATCCTGGTAGAGATAATAGGTCGTTACCGCATTTCCGTCGATTTTGAGCGACGTGGCTGAAATCAAATCGTCTACCAAAAGCTCATCCGATCCGGAGCCGTCGAACTTACGCGTTTCGTCCACCTTCTCGAATGTCCGATCGGTGTAATTATCGATGTATTTCTTTATCGAAGCCAACCAAGCGTCAATTTGAGCATCGAATAATCCTGAAATATCAGTGAGGAGATAATTTTCTACGTCTTGCTTTGAGCAATATGCCATATGTTTATTGTTTTGTAGAATATGGGTTAATTTTCTTAGAATATGGCAGCGCATTGGTGCCATAAGGACTCGTCTTCCTCATATAAATTTTGAAAATATATCTTGATACTCCATCTACTGCCAGTGCTTGGTCGTCTTGCGTTACAAAGACGGTTATATTGAACATTTCGTTACCGCTTGCATTATCAACAATCGAGTTAAGTATAGCCAATAATTCTATTACATCATTCCCCACTGCACTGTCTTGCACAGTAAATATATTTTGCAGAGAAGTAGAGTCATCACCAGACGCACTATCCAGCGTTGTTAGATGTCTGAGGAGACTTATGATATCGCTTGCAGACACTTGATCCGAAACGCTGAATGCGTTTAGCAATTGCAACATTTCGTTACCGCTTCCGCTGTCTGCGATCGCGCTCAAGATAACCAACAATTCAGATACATCGCTACCTACCGCGTTGTCTTGAACAGTAAATATATTTTGTAGAAAAGAAGAATCCTCACCAGAGGCAGTGTCCAGCGTTGTCAGGTGGTTAAAAAGACTTATGATGTCGCTTGCAGCTACCTGATCAGAAATACTGAACGTGTTCAACAATTGGAGCATCTCGTCTGAATTGGAGGTATCTGTAATAGAAAGTTGCGTGAATATACCGAGCGTATCTTCTCCGTTACCTGCATCAATAACATTCGCTCCATATAACACTGAAGATGTATCTACAGCCGTTGAATCTTCAATGAAGCTCATTATCTTATGGAGGATCGATACCCCTGGGTCAACACCGACATAGAACGACACCAACATGCCCTGCAAGGTATTCCACGAAGGGCCTGATCCGGTTCCTATAATTCCATTCCCAGGGTGCTCTCCTGGCATGGCTGGATGAAAATGCCCGTAAACAAGAATAGAATTGTTTTCATCAGTTGTCTGATATTCAAGAACAATGCAATAATAGCTTCCATCCTGTGCAAAATATCTATCATTTTGACCAAACAGAAATTTTACCATCCTCGGCTCTTCCGCTATGGTGAACGCGTCTACAGGACTTGACGTAGCAAGAGGGGAGCCTGTCGGCAACCCATTCATCCCATACGTCCCAGTCATCGCATACAATTTTGCATAGATCTGTCCTGTTACCCCGCCCAGCAATCCAGTGTCTTCAGAAAGATAGAATTCACAGAAATCAACAAAATTTCCATTTCCAACGAACGTTTGTCCGCACGCAGAAGTGCTAACGTCAAGACGCACAAGACCTTCTGAATTATTTTCTCCGAACGAATCAATCATATCTGGGTTACCCATTTCTAAACCACTACCGCTATCTGTCACGCTTGGTTGGAAAAGTGCGGAAGCGGACATGTTCTCGTCCCCAGCTCCTGTATCTGACATACCAATATACGATACGGGTTCGCTCTGGTTGGGAAGCTCTACTACTGTTGCGCTGTCGAGCAGAACCAGCATCCCCAAAATGGAGGCTTGGTCAGCAGAATATCCAGCCTCAGCAAGCGCAAACATAGCAAGCAGCCCGCTTTGATCATCGCCAGTAGCAACGTCGCTCACGGGAGTTGAGGCAAGGAAATTGAGACCCTCGCTTGCCTCCGTACTCTCGCTCACGATTGGCGTGTTGATCATCGACGGGGAATCTGTTGCGGATGCTGAATCGAGCACGGGAAGCTGAGCTAAGAAATTGAGGGAATCGTTTGAAGATGAACTTTCCGAGACAGAAAACATGTTTGTAAGCGCATTCACTTCTGATCCACTGCCAGTGTCGGAAACCGAGATATCAGTGATACCGGCCGGAGGGTCCGTGAAACTCCACCCCGTATTCCCTCCGGAATCTGTCGAGTGTGACCCAGCATACCACGAAGCTCCCCCTGTGGCGGTGCTGTCGCTTAGATTGATATAATCGCATGCTATGGTTCCAGATGAACACGAGAATGTGAACGGAGTTCCCGCTGTTACCGAGCGTATCCTGACGAGCGATCCGGATGCTCCCTGAGCAATCAGGTTCGTAACCGAATGGGTAGATCCAGCCGCGAAATACGTGCCATACGATCCGCCAGCGTATCCAATTTTTAATTCAGCATAAGAGTTGTTGTCATACAGATAAACGCGCTGACCAGATATCTCAACTTTGTTGTAGGAAAGACCCCCACCGTAAAACGATTTGGTAGATGTACTGGTGTTTGATATGAGAATCCTTCCTGTTCCAGGGTAAAACGTAAAGTTAGAGGCTGTTGCCCTCCACGTGTATGATGTCCCAGTTATATCCAACGTACCGCTCCGCATGTAGAGCGTTCTCGCGATTCCTGAATTACTGGTGAATCGGGTACATTGGATATTGAAGTCATTCATATCCAGAGTCCCCTTGTCCTGAGATATCGTGTTCGAAACGATTAAATCATCTTCGAGCGAATAGCTACCGGTCCCGGTAAACTGGACCTGCCCTGGAATAACCTTTCCCGCTGTGTTTACGATGTTTCCGGTTGTGCTAGCCCCGAATACTACACCTCCTGACTGCGTGAACGTCATTCCAGAGGTTAAAGTCATTGATCCATACAGCCACATCAGATAAGTTCCTGTAAATGTTCCCCCAAACCCAGTGAAGTCCACGCTACGGCAAAGCAGGGTGGTAGCCATTGTGACTGTGCCACCCCCACTGTTTCCGTCGAAAAATACATCGTCACTAGCAGTAGGAAAAGACGCGCCGCCTTCTCCGCCGGATGTTGCTGACCACTGAGTTGTTGTACCATCGAGTGACCCTGTGCCACCGACCCAGAAACGATTTGCCATGAGCTATATTTGCCCTGATATTAAGTGAACGATATTTCCAATGTCAGTCTCCACGTCTGCCCTTCTATCTTCGTTCCTTGCGAGGTAACTTTACGATTAAGCATCGTTCCCGCTGATGCAGCATTAAACACTGCAAATTCCTCCCATGCATAATTTGCTTCGGATGAACCGAAATCAGACTGGAAAGTCACCTTTTGAGAGGTCCCCGATGTTGGATACCCTGCGTTCATCGCCGTGCGAAGTTTATTCGTCGCTGCTTGGAGATCCGTCTGACTTGCTGATGCGGCTGTGGTGCTGTCGCCAACTCCAAGATATGCGTTGGCATTGCTGTATACAGTTCCTCCCGCGCCAGTAAGCAGGTTGGTAAGTAGATTTATCCCTGCATTTACGAGAATATTTCCTTCGATTTCCACTTTCTCAAAAGATTCACCCTTCTTAAACGCTTCGTCATTCTCAAACTTCGTGATTATCCATTTTGTTTTGTGACCGGCCTGGTCACCTGCTGTTCTTTTCATTATTTTTTTGCTTTAAGCGAATTAGCGTACAGCTCGTCTTTGATTTTCTCTTCCTGTACCTTCTCGATATTCGCCTTGATATCCTCGATGCCTGCGAGGAGCTTTTCGGCGTTTTCGAGCGGTACTTGACGGTACGCATCGACCGATGGGTCATAGATGGTTACCTGATACGTTTTTTCTTCTGCCATGTTATTTTTAGATTACTTATTTAGTCTTCTTTGTCTTCTTTGTCTTCTTTACAGGCTTTTCCGCCGCTGTAATATTAACAGGTTCATCGACTGGCTTTTTCTCCTCCGTAATCGATGCCTGCTCCTCGACAATTGCCTTTACCTCCTCCGGAATAGGAGCTTCATTCACAACACTCACGCGCTGCAACTGCACCGGAAACCGACGCAGCAACATCGAAGCTTCCACTTCGTTGGCTATCTCGATCGCTTCTCCGGCCTTGATGACCGTTTTTCCATAGAGCACATCTTGTTTCACTCTGTTCTTGATTTTCATTGTTGTTATAGATTTTTTATTGGTTATCAAATTCATTATTTTTGCTGCTGGCCACCGCTTATTGAAAACGCGTTGATTTTTATTGGCGTGATCGAATCGACCTTCTGATTTGCTTAAATAGTGGATCATTGACTGCCTGACATATCCGATTGAAAGGCCGTTCTCTATAGCTTTAAGGAAGAAATCAACATCCTCGGCTCCGTTACAAAATATCTCATCCAATCCTCCCAATAGTTCCCATGCTTGTCTTTTTACTTTGAAACAATATCCGGATGGAATATGTACACTCTCTCCTTCCTTTGCTAAATAAACCATTGCTTCTCCCCGGTAGCCTATTCCGTAAAAAGTTTGATTACGATCGGGAACAAATTGAGCTACCCCGGTTATATCGGACGAATCGGCAATCATCTTCTTCAGCACTTCGACATCTGGCTCCGTATCATCATTCAGAAATATAATATTGTCAGTTTGGGCGATCCTCGCTCCCTTATTGCAATTTTCTGCGAACGAACCTCCCGAGACTACAATGATGTTGAATATGGTGTTAGGGATCAATTCAAGGACTTTTTTGAGATAGGCGTGACGGTTATGATGGGGGATTACTATGTCGGCAATTTTTGTCTTGATGTGTTTTGCATAAAGCTTCGCTTTCGATTCTTCTACGTTGTTTCCTGATGATATGCCGTGTGGTCGGTTTACGGTTTTAAACAATAATTTGTCGCAGAATACCGGCTTATGACCTGCGGTATCAAGTGTGATCCATAGATCCCAGTCGTCATACCTTTTCAACGCTTCATCGAAGCGCGGTTTTGCTTTAGCGTCTATCAAGGACATCGTTGATATTCCATGAAAGTATTCCACATGTTCCTTGCTGCCCTTTTTTATTGGAACTTCACCCTTATTTCTATTGAATTCTCGCCCGTCTATCATGAAACGACCAAATGCCCATTTTGCCCATGGGTTGTTTTTCAATGTGTTGTAAAGGTTCTCCAAACAATCAGACTCTAACTCAAGGTCGTTGTCGCAGAAAAATATGTATTCGCCCTTCGCCTGTTTCAATCCTTCATTCCTTGCCCAACTTGCACCTTTTAATTCTCTGTCTATAATCTCAATAATCTGAATGTTCTTGTAGGTTTGCCCTTTTAAGGATGGCAATGTTTCATTTTTTTCCGTAGGTCTATTTGGAATGATGACTGAAATCAAGGGTTTTTCCATGGGTATTTACGCCCTGGCCGAAGAGCCTTGCGGCTCTTCAGGTCAGGACAGAAATGTTTAGTACTCTGCTGGGACGTTAGGATTTGCTGCGTACGTTTCTACAACCGCGAAGTTAGTGTTTACTTCGTTGTTGAGGGATTCTCCGTATACACCCTCGATACCGACACCGATCTTGAACCCGTAATCGGTAAGCTGCCCCGTAAATTGTGGCATCAAGCCATATCCACGGAACATTGCTTCGCCTCCGAATGCGATGTTCTTCGAAATATTAGCGGCGTTGGCAATTCCAGAATTGACGTAGATAATCATACCGTCATAGATTCCGACTGCTCCGGTGAAAATTGGGTTGTCGCTTCCCTTGTTCGCTGCTTCACGCTGCGCCTTCTGCCATACCTCATCTTGCTTCAGATTGTACTCATCGAATTCGTGGATAACGATTCCGTAGTACTCATTGCCATCCATCGTACGAATAGGCATCGCAAGATTGTGCTTCATGTACGTCTTGATGCGGCTCAAGAGAGTCGTGCTCATCTTGTCTCCGGACGCAAGCTCTTCTGTTGAAGTAGCGTCACCTCCGTACAGCGCGGTCGTAGCCGTTCCAAACTTCGTGAAGATTGCCCGGTCCATCTTGTCAGCCATCCACTTCGACAGAAGCGGTTGCGCTGCCTGGACGTAGAAATCGAAGTTGATCCTACCCTTGGTGCGCTTGTTGATCGCTACCGCATGTCTCAACCAATCCACGGTAACGTCGGTCTGCACCATTTGCAGTGCTTCTTCATTCCCCTGAAGTCCGCTTTCTCCGGTTACTCCGCTTCCGGTCAACAGTTTGAGCGTGTTGATGTGAATTACATCTCCGGCCTCTTTACTCAGGTCATCCTTACGGATAACAGGCATACCAGAACCTTCTTCTCCTTCGAACCGCTGCCAAAACATAGAGCGTTGTGCTTCCATGTAGAGTTTGGCGTTCCATATTTCAGGAATCGCTGCGTCAACATTGGCAATCGGCGTTGGTACGATGTCATTTATTGCTGTCATTTACTTTTGTGCTGCTTCCGTCATCTCTTTTAGGACTCGATTAGCTTCTTTCGGGTCTTTCTCGTACAGTCGCATCCATTCTTCTTGTGACATGGGTGTTTTCGGAGTTTTAGTCCCGTTGCCTGCGTCATCGTCGGCTTTTGTACCGTCCTTGATCTGTTTAGTGAGATCCTCCTGATAAGCAAGAGCATCAACGATGGATTTCTCGATGTCTTCCTTCGTCGATCCCGTTACCAGCTTGGTGAGATGTGGACTTAGCTTTTTACTTGTTATTGCTTCGCTGATGAGGTCTCTTTTCAAAACCTCATTTTCGAGTCGGGCTTTTTCGGCCTGCTCTTTTTCATATAGTTCCTTGAACTTTCCGCTTTCTTCCAAAGCTTTCTTTTCGGCATCTGCCTTTTCTGCCTCATAAGCAGCCAGCTTTACTTCAAGTTCTTTTTTCGCTTCGTTCACTTCATTGAAGCGATCCTTGGAAACCACATGCTTCTCCTGTTCAGTTTCGGTTTTTACCGCCTCCGCAGGCGCAACAGGAGGGACTTGTTGCTGATTTTTCTCATCAGTCATTCGTTTAGGCCCGTTTTTACCGTGGTGACGACCACGAGAAAAACGAATGATTTATAAATTATCTAAATTTTCCTTAACTCTTCGTAAAATTTCTTTGCATCTTTCTTGTCTGCAAATGGACCGAATACTATGCAACCTTTCTCACTATCTTTTTTGAATGAAATACGAATATCAATTCCATTATCAGTCGGTATGTATCGGTATCTTGTAATGTCATTGTGGGTTACTTTTGGGTAGGTCATGTGAGTTCTGCGGCGAGTTTATGTTGCGATTTGTCGAGGTTGTCCGTCTGGGGTGTTGCCGGGGATACGTTCGGATAAGTTCCTTTTCCGCGCTTCGGTCTGTAAACGGGGTATATGTAGCAGTAACACATGGGATGCCGGTTCGGTGCGGTCTTGTAGATTCCTGCTCCTTCTCCTTCCGGGTCTTGACTTGCGAGCAAATCGCATACATCAGGACGTGGATGTGCCGGGGACAGTTCCCATTTCTCGTACCACATGAACTGCGAATTTTCCCTCATCATCTGGACACTTTGCTCGTTTGCCAGTTTGTAGGCTTTTGCCATTTCAGTGATCGCGAGCCGATTGGTCTTATATTTCAGTCCGCCTCCTACCACATACTTTCTGATGTCCTTGGCTACCCGTGCGTGGCTTTCTCCCAGTAGGATTCCCTGGGATATACGATTTGTAATGTCCGTCCTTGCTTCCTGGCTCATCTTCCATATCCTGTCTGAAAGGATAAGCCCGTCTTTCTCTTTATATTGGATCACCTGTGAAAGCACTTTGTCGTGCATAAGGTCAATAATCTTTTTCGTGCCTTCCGCCTCTATGAATATCTCTCCGTTCCGTTCGATGATAATCGTTGTCTGCCCTACAACTCCTGTCTTCACGATCCGCTCGTATTGGTCTTCGAATATGTCCAGGTCTTCATCGATTCGCGCCTTCATCGCTTGGAGCTGTTCCTTTCGCAGCACTCCCTTATGGTCAGCCGCGCGAGCGATTGCCGATTCGAGGTCGTTACTTACCGAATTTAGGAGGCTGATTATTTCCTTTACCGTCTCCTTTTTTAGCTTCAGTTCCCTTCTTCTCGCCTCGTGCAGGATCAGATTGTATGTTTGACTGTTCATCTATCATTCGTTTTTCAAGCGAATTATCGAACTCTTCTTGCCTTTTTTCTTCTTCATCCTCGTAGTCGTATCCCAATTCTTCGAATATCGTCTCTTTGCTGATTCCGAGTGTCTGTTTCTTGATTGCTTCGTCGAGCCGCTCGTTCGTATCGATCTTGATGATGTCTGGGAATATGATGTCAACCTCCACTTCTGCCAATCCTGACCGTGTGAGAATGTCTTTCGAGAGTTTCTTGTATGCTTCCTTGATGTACACGCGGCGCATCTCCGCTTTCTTGATGACTCCGCTCATGAGCCTTTGGAGCGCAACGCCTGAGAGGTTTCCATCCATATCTGCGGTCAGCAGCTTGAGCGGTACGCCTGAATTGATGGAGATCTCTTGCTTAAGTTCCTGAATATAGGTGATGACAGAATCAGGAATCCCTGCGCCTTCGATGCGTTTAGCGGGAAAATTGAGGATAGTGCGGGGGGATATTTCAACTTTGGCAAGGGATGCCTCGGGAATGAGGTTGTTTCCGGTGAAACTTCCGTCAGGGGAATAAATAGGGAACGCGTGGTATTTAAGAGATTCGTGGTTATAGGTCAGCACCATGTTCAGCTCGTCGTTGAGCGGAATAACGTCCACGATGTCCGATTCAGCCTCGGTGTCTGCCTTAATCTCGTAAAATGGGATGAATTCATACGGGTTGCCGTCCCTTACTGTGCCTAGCAGCTCGTTCACTTCGTTGATTTGCACTCCGTCGATGAACTTGTACAGATTGTCTTTTGTCCATTCTTCTGCGTAATAAACATCCGAATTGCTTTTGATATCTACGTCTGGGTACAGTCTGCGCGCGTCTGCCGCCGATATGCCAAAGAAATAGATGACTCCCTCCATATCTTGGGTGATCGGATTCAAAATCGGATACACACCGCCAGCATCAACATAGAAAATCTCGTACGGTCCGTTTTTCTCCCGTTGGCGTAGTCGAAGGAACGTCTTGCCGAGTTTGCCTGTCTCTTCGGCTAGTTCTCGCGTAAGCAGGTTGATGTTGTTATCGCTCCATACTTTCTCTAATTCCTCCTGACCTTTGTCAGCCGTTACTACAATATCCTCGTTCACCCCTCGGGTGTAATCAGCGATCGTATCGACTACTGTGCGGCACCAATTTGATTGCACGATGACTTTCTCTTCCTTAATGTTCCCGTCGAATACGGGAATACCGCTGCGGGTGTACACGTCATAGAAGGATCTCTTTCCGTAATCAGTCGTGTATCGATTCGATTTTACAAAGTGGTCGCCTTTGTAATAGTCGTAATACTTGGAATATTTTTGGTTTTCAGGCGACGTGGCAATCGCTTGAAGCGTTGATACACGTTCTTTCCTGGATAATTCGATCAGCATTAGTATGATCGGCTGGCCAATTGAGGTAGTTGTGCCTTACGAACCGCCATCGCGAGTCCGTCAGGTCCATCATCATGGTCTGCCATTGGATAAAATTTCAACTGTTCAAGCAGCACGCGCTGGCTGCGCTGGAAACGGATAACGCCATTCTTTATCAAGGGTTGTAACGCCTGGATACGAACGTCCTTTTTTGTTGTTTGATTTTCAGTATCTGTGATAGGTAAGTAAAGGCCCGCTTTACGGCTTTCCTTATCCATGTTGTCCTTGAAGTATTCTTGAAACTGGACACTTTCAACACCAATTGCCGTGATCGGCGCACTGGGACAAACTTTAACGAGGTGCGCGGCTGTGATGAAAAGGTCTTCAATGATTTTGTCCGGATGACGACGGGCGATGTCAGCGACAAACACGTCGAGAAATCCATCTTTATGCTTGCCTATAAATGTAATCGACGAATAATCTGATTTGACGTTCTTTCCCATTGAGGGGTCGCACGATCCTACAATCTCGGTGTACTCGCTCCACACAGGCTCAAAGAACTTGAACCACTCATCATTGAATAGGCAATCATCCGGGTTGATCGGGCTGTTCTGGTATTCAGAATCGAATGACGCCGGACCTTCCGTAAGCCTTAATTCCATCAGGTGGTAATAAGGCTGTCCTTCATGCCAAAGCACTTTCGTGCCGGCAAGCATTTCCCCTTTGTTGTCTTCAAAGAACTGCCTGGCCGGGTTTGTGTCTTTCGCCTTGTCCGCTTCGGTCATCTTGAGGTAAATATCTTCCCACTGCTGCCATAAGGGAGATTGGGAGAATTCGATGACCGCCTTGTAAACCTTTGCCTGATATATGGGATTCTTGAGTAATTTCGCGAGTAGTGAGTCGTAGTGGATGATTGTTCCGATGACTACGATGTCCGTTTCGGTGCTTCCTGCTTTCGATACGGCTTTGAAAAACCAGTTTTCATTCTTCTTCCGTTGTTCGGGGTTGGCGGTGTTCTCGTCATTTTCAAGGTCGTCGCAGATAATCAGGTCGGGTCGCTTATTTCTGAAACGCCGTCCGCGAATCTTCTTTCTTGCCCCCAACGCTAGTAACCTAACGTCGTTCCTCGTTACAATGTCGTCTGACTTCCAGATGTCCCCCTTGAGATCTCCGAAGTCTTCCCTAAGCCGCGTATTGCTTTCAAACTCTGTCCGGATGTGCGAGAGGAATTCTTCTGCCTGACTTGCCGTATCTGATATGAGGATGACAAATTCTTTTTTTCTAAAAACTGTGCACCATATCGGGAAAACCAACGAGGTGATTGAACTCTTGGCGTTTCCGCGCGGTGCCGCGCGTACTATCCTTTTTCCGTCTTTCCTTTCAACCGTTGTCTTGAGTGTTCCGTATAGATCCCAATGGAGGTCGGAGCTTTTCTTTTGGACGTAATGCGGGAAATAGTATGCGGCAAAAAATGCGAGGTTATTCCGTGCTTGCTGTATCCGGAACGCTTGCAGAGAGCGCCTTTTTAACGGCGTCCTCTTCGGCTTTCGTACACGTCGCTTCGTGGTTGTAGTTTTCGCTGGTGAAGTCGCCATTTATTTCTTGCGGAATCATCTTAGTGAACACTCCATTAAGCAACTGCAATCCAAAGTTCTGCTCGTTCTTATCTTCCGAGGTGAGTCTTTCTCTGAGTCGCTGAAAATACAAATCAGAAAGTTCCGAGTACCGTCGCAGCAGTCCCAGTTCTTCACCGAATCCTTTCCTTCCTCTTTTTCCGTCTTTTGAAGCCATTAAATTTCGTATGATTGACAAATAAAGAATTTTTCACCGTGCTATGAACAGCAACGCGATCAGTCCAGCCCCTACGATTCCCAGTAGTATTTCATTTCTTGATAGTCCGCTTCCGGACAGTCTATTGAAAATAAAGATTCCGGCAATGATGGCTATTCCTATCAGGACGATTCCTATGATGATAGGAAGAATGAACTTGAATATCAGGTAGAGGAAGCCGAGTCCTGTTAGGTTGTTTCCGATGTCGAGGGTGAATGAATCCATGCGTTTGTGTTTAAATCGTGGCGCGCTCTCCTCGCGCCGTGCCGTAAGTGGAATAGTGTTTCTCAAACACCAGGAGACCGGCTATTGACGATAGGGATCTCTTGTTGCGGATATGGGAATCGAACCCATTACCTCTTGGTTATGAGCCAAGAATGCAGCCGGTACACTTATCCGCTACCAATCTTCATAATCAGATTCTGTGTACGTTTGAAATCCTATCGCGCTTATGTGCTCTTGTTCATCATCTCTGTCGCTTTCTATGCTGTGAAATTCAGGACTGATTTTCTTTTCTTTTTTGATGGCCTCACTTATGTTTTTCGCTCTGATTTCCTTCACATACCATATTTTGAAATTAGCCATGGCATTGCGTAACTAATTGATGCTATTGACGGAATCCGTACGGCATGCTATAATGAAAATACATTAATCATTACATGTCGGTCGGGGTGAGCCGCTGACGAATCAATGAGTGTCAAAACAAAGGTATTTCATCAAAAAGTGCGGTTTGCTCGGGAAAAACATCATTCAGCGATCTGGTTATCCTTGCTATGTGTCTGTATATGGGTGTTGGTAATCAGTGGGGTGTGTGAGTTGTTCTCGGTGCGCCCGGTAAGTATCAAGATTGCAGAGGCTTCTGAAACGATTGAAATTGAGGTAAGCGCGCCGGTAGAGATTGAAGAGGTGTCAGGTGACGTTGATTCCATTCTCAAGCGTGTAGGGGAAAAAAACGGTGTTGACTGGAAACTTCTGAAAGCAGTGTGTATGACTGAATCGCGGTGCAATATGAATCTTGATTGTTCTATTCAGGAGGGAGCGTGCGACGGTTGGCAGAGTTACGGGGCGTTTCAAATCCATTTGCCTAGCCACCCTGATATTTCAGCGGAGCAAGCGAACGACTTCGAATGGGCTGCGGAATGGACGGCGAAGCATGGTATGCGGTATAAGGATAATCCGGGATTATTTTTCAAAGCACACAATGGAATCGGGAAAACGACGAATCAGTGGTATATAGATCGGGCGATGGGATTTTATACGAGCATATAA